CGGCAGAGCTGCTCGATGTGACGGCCATCATATCGGCCTGGGCATTGAGGAACCGTGCCTGGGCCTGTTTCACGATGTCTTTGAGATTAACCTGCGCCCACTCTAACCACCAGTCGCCTTTCTTCCAGGTGCGGCCACGCAGAAGAAGCAGCGTTTTTACGAGAAAAGAAAACCTCGGCATCTTGGCTGCCTGCCTTGTCGCTACGTCGGCGAGGAGCATCTCGGCCTCTGAATCGCTTATTCTCTCTGTAGTTGACCAGTGCATGCCGAGCATCCAGGGAGGAAGGCCTGTCTTTGCAATGATCTGCTCGAGAATGTGCCTCGATGGAATTTCAAACTCAAGGAGCTGGGCAGCTGCACCGATAACATCTATTTTGATCTCTGAACTCTGATCTATAGCCCTGATGAAGTCGGCTGATTTGCCTTCACGCTTTGCCCTGATGGCTGCATTGAATTCGTCTTCGATTGTTTTTCTTCTTGCTGCCAGATCAGCACCGTCCCGCTTGGAAGTTTTATAGATAATCGAATATGAAGGATCACCGAACCGTTCCCAGACATTCGCAAGGGAATTCTGGAGGGTTGCAAGAATCTTTGAGACGAACTCGCATGATCTTAAAAGTGGCGTCCCGTAAGGGTTCTGGTTTTCGTTGTTGATGCTGAAATAGAGGAGGTTGTTCGGGTTCAACAGCCTCTCCTGGATATCTGTATCGGCCTTCTGATAAATATTGATGCCTGTATCTGTGCGCTTGAATTTGATATACTTCGAATCGGCTACCCTGAGACCGACAATGTCTGTTCTCTTTTTGTCAACAACAAATTCTCCGAGACCAAAGCCTTGTTCGAAGGCCTCGCTTGAGACGTTCTGATGAAATGATTGCATCCCCCGCTGAATATCGTTGACAGAGACGTTGTCCATCCATTCCCTGATCTCATCAACAAGGGCTTCATTTTCTCCTTTCACAATGATGTGGCCGTCGAGGCTCGCGAGACGGTTGATAGCGGCATCGATGATTGGGATGGCCTCCCGCAAGAATTCGTAGAAGGTTGATTCGATCTTGCGGGGTATGAAGTTCTGAAAATATCTTGTGAAAGGACCCTGGCCGTCGTTTGGGCGGAGCTGCCAAGGAGATCTCGTCTCTTGCTTTGCTCCCTGTCTGGAGCGGGTAATTTCAAAACCGAAAAGCTTCATGCAAACAGGTCCTCCTTTTCGGTCATGAAGATATTTGCGAGTTTTTCGCAGCGCTCGGCATCGATCAGGTGGTCGTCCGTTTTCTTGAAGGTGCGGTGCTTGCCTCCTGAACTCACTGTGTGGTTTGGATAAAAGAGAATATAATCTGGATCAGGCGGATACTCGACCTCCTGACGCTGTATTTTTTTGACGATATGATCTGTAGAGAGCTCTTTCAGAGTTATCTTTGCAGGTTCCTCTGTCTTTGCATCGATAATCGGGTCGCCGTCTTCATCAACGTTATCTGTTGTGGATTCGAACATGAAACCCTTGAGACGGTCTTCGTAATTTTTGAGTTTATACTGCGGAAGACCCTGGAGGTCATGTGCGACTGCAGAGCCTGCATTTCCGAAATCAGTTCCCCAGAAGATGGATTCCATGGGGCCATAGACATCGTCAAGGGCATCGAGGGCCTGGCACTGCTGGTCATAGGTGACATGTTTAAGCTGCAGACGGGCAATGATTCTTTCCTTCTTGCCGATGATGTGTTTAACAATGAGCTCGGACGGATCTCCGCTGAAGCCGAGGTCTGCACCTCCGCGCTTGAGGCCCGGAACTGTGATGAAAAAGTTTTTGATGAGGCGGCGGAACTCGGATTCACCCCTCTCAGTCCCCCCTTGGTAAGGGGGAAAGTCAAGAATATAATCGAAAAATCCTGTTTTCCTGTAGACTGTATCAATAAGATTTACAACTCTTGGCACAGGACCGCTGTCGCCGGGAATTATCTCGCATTTATAACCGGAAACAATCACTTCATTGTTGCCTGAATCAACAAGAATTTTCAGACATCTGTATTCAGGTATCTCTTTTATGCAGTGCTTTAACTGCTCCCAAGGGAAGACAGAAGATTCCGGATCGCCATCAATGCCTTCGACGTTGTGTTTGTATTCTGGAGTATCTTCTCCATTGTACTGTTCGACAAAGAATTTTTTTCGCTCAGGAGACCAGAAAGGCTCTGGCATGAGCCTTTTGGACCAGTGGAAGAGTTTAAACTTAATATCTCTGATATAGCCTGGGACGTCCTTAAAGGAATCAATTTTGACCTCCTTATTTTTTACAGCCCTTTCACTCAATTTATAAAACTCACAGGACCGGTCGCCATCCGGCACAGAATATATCTTGCAAACACATCCCGGCTTGATCGCGCGCCAGAATTCCGACCACTGCTTCTTGTTTTTATCCTTAACTGCCTCTTCCTTGATCGCAAAAGTCTTCGCATGAACACCCCTGTAGGCGACCCCGTCAAAACCCGAAGGACGAAAATCAATTTTGAATCCGTTGCTAAAATAAAAGGCATGATGGGGATGCTTTCTCCAGCCGTCATTGTGACGCTTATGCCGGCGGGCCCTGCCTAAGTCGGGATTCCATGTAAGCTGATCATCCATTCCCTCGATGATCTCTTCTAAGTGTGTTTGTAACGGAGCTCCGATAAGTCCGGATCCGTTGCTTACAGTGAATGCTTTATAAAGACTATAGGCATTGATCTCCCTTGTCTTGCCTACTTCTGAGGCAGTCTTATGAATCGTATGTCCGGGATAGCGCAGGGATTCTTTCTGATAGTCCCAGAAGTTGTATGGATCTTTGTGATCGGGATCCTCGACTTCTCTGAGAAACATCTGACACCAGAGCACGGGGTCAGCACAGATGCAGGCAAGCTGAAATTCATCGAGGGATGCAAAGGGCACAGGGAATTCATTCCTTGAAAGCTGGTGATATGTCCAGTCCCATCTCTGAAGATAGGACTCGAAATCTTCTCTCGGAACTACGATGCGCCTTTTTAGATCCTTCAGGGATTCTAAGGGCTCAACTACATCAAGTGTGGCATTCAATTACTCTTTATCCTCTTTCTCTTCATGTTTCTTCTGAAGATTCCTGCCGATGCTGGACATAATATCTGCCAGGGTACTGGCGCCCTTTTCTTCTTCGTCAGAACGGGCAATGGAGCGGGGCGTAATCAAAAACTCTGCAGGTGTGATACCTAAGTCGGCGAGCATCTTCGGCAGGGCAAGAAGCGATGGGTGGGGCACGATCTCATAACCCATCACGCTGCCGTCTTTGTCCCACTTCTCACGTTTTGCCATTGTGCCATCACGGATAATGTCTTCTAAGAGCATGTTGATGGTATGAATTGATTCGGCAATGGTGAGGGCAGCAAGGTCATTGAAGTCTTTATAGTTCTTATTCTCAACGGCATTGATGATTGCCTGATAACTTGTGATGACGGCAGCCTTATCGAGGCACACCCCGCCGGGCTTTGTCCCTCCCTGGGCAACAACCTCGCAAGGATAGTGCTGACAGGTGCTGTGGCAGGGTTTAATCTTGTGTAGGAAACTCTTCGCATACTTGCCATGCTTATATGCATTTACCTTAGATTTTTTGCCACCTTTACTTGCCGCCTTCTTCCTCTGTTCAAGAGCCTTCTCGGACATTGTGTAATGCCGCTCGATGCGAAGGTGCCGGGGGAGGCCGACTTCTTCTTCTGATGTAGAGGGGGCCTCTCCCCGCTTCTCTTCAGAAGGGGGAGAGGGTGAGGATGACAGATCCTTTAAGTGCTTGTACTCTTTTTGAGAAAGGGATTTGCCTTCCTGCAACTTGCGCAAAAGGTTTGCAAGATAAAACTTCTTAAGCCTCTCTGCGTTTTCTCTCTCTTCAGACATAATTTTTTAAATAGGGGGCATTGAGTCTGACCCCTACCATCGTTTATGAGCCTTAGGCTCGTTATTGCTATTTATGTAGCAGAAAAGAGGGAAATGTTCTGGCAGATGATTGAAATTTTTAAAAAAGCATTTTTTCTATATTGAAAGGACATGAGAACTTGGAACGTGCTGACTACTGCTTTCTCACAGAAACAAAGTGCGAATCTTTTTCCTTAAGAGCAAATAGTAAAGAAGATAATTTGATTTTAGACCCTTATTTTACTCTTTCCTATTTACAATTTTCCTCACCATATTCACTGATAATCCGAACATGATCGCAAGCTCTGTGTAGTTTGTGCCGTTGAAACGGTTGCAGATCCTTCTATCGCGCTCCACGCGGTAAAAATCTTTTGAAGTAGGAATGCTTACACGCAAGCCTCCGAGTTCAAAAATGATTGTCTCGATAATTTTCTTGCCTGAGGATTGACCGAAATCATTACAGAGCCTCTGGAAAAGACTCTGAAGGGCCTCGTAGTTTTCAGTCCTCTTTGGCAATGCCATCTCCATTATTATCATTTTTCCTCCAGATGTTTGGAAATTCAGACCAGTAGGCTGCAAGGCTTGGATAGTGGCCTGAGACACGGTCACGGTTAGAGATGTACCGGTCAGCCGTAGAGGTGTGCTTCCAGCCGAGCCTGCCTGCAATGGCCTGGTCATCATAGCCTTTTATGTGACGGAGATCATCGTAGTGGGTTGCGCGGAACATGTGCGCCCGAACAGCAGACCTCCTGAGGCCGGCCTTTTTTGCATATGCCTTGATAAGAAGTCCTATGGCAGCTGAGCCAAGAGGTTTCTCCTGTGGGGTATTTGTGAATTTTCTCCAGCCCCTCCTCCTGAATGAAATGAAAAAAGGATCCTCGCTGTTTGCCCCCTGGGCTAAGCGAATGGAATACCACTGATTTATGAAAACAGCAGTAGCTTTCCAGATAGAGACAGAACGATAACTGTGAAATTTTGAATCGATCACGTTGATATACAGAGGCTTTCCGTCAATGACGTCTTCCATGCGGACTTTGCTTATCTCTCCTATACGCATTCCACAGAAAGCGGCAAATATAAAGATGCAGACGTCACGGATGCCTTTCTCTGTGTTGATGTCTATAGCTCTGAAGATTTTGAGGACCTCATCTTTTGTGAACTTCTGTGCAAATTTTTGATATATCTTTGGCCTCGGGATCTCTGAGGCAATGTCCCTTTCAATTATCTCTTCATATTTCAGGTACCTGAAAAATCTCTGGAGAGAGATGAGCTTGACCATGCGTGTGCGGGTTGAATTGCCGCGGTAGAAGCACCACTCAAGATATGCCTCGAGGTCCTTTCTTGTGATATCTTTTATATCATGAATACCTTTGCCATCGAGCCACCGTAAACATTCCTCGACTGCCCTCTGATATTGTTGAATGCTCTGCTCTGAGAGAGCATGAAGCACCCGGAGATGACGCTGGAAGCCGGCGAGATGGTTGTTAATCTGCATGAACACCTCCCCCCAGACCCCCCACTTTTCGAAAACTATAACCACAAAACCCCATAAATAACATATAAAACCCTTTTTCAAAACCATCCAATTTAAAAATAGTAGTAGTGTCCAAATAAACACAAACCTGCAGAATTTTTGATGGGGGGTAGGGTCTGACAACCACAAATCCAGATACACAAATCCAGTCCAATTCAAACCTAACCACACTTTTCTTTAAAACCATCAGCCCTAACTCCTTGATTCTCCTACCCATCAAACCGCCCTTACCACACTTTTTATAATTATGTGCGGTATAAATAATTTATATTCAATATAAAAAATCCTTATGGATTTCGTTTTTTCGGTTATTTTTTTGCCCACGTATCAAAAAACAACCTACCGAAAGCCAGCACAGCCCCATAACCCTTTAAATTACCTAAATAAAACACCCTTAAACCCTTCCACCTCATACACTTAATAGAACCTATGTTTGAAAACTAAATTAACCGCCCAAAACCTTAAAACAACCAATTTTCCTAAATAATCCCGATCTCAGACATCTGAGGTACCAAATACCCCTCTGGTAGCACTCTACCCATTAGTTGACACCCTCCAGGGAATTTTCAGTAATCGTTTTAGACTGCTACCACTGCTACCAACAAGATAACTTATTGAATTTAAATAATAATTTTGGTAGCACTCTATATAAAATGGCAATACACTAAGCATCACACAGATTCACCCTTGTAAGTTATTGATATATAAAGATATTTTACTGGTAGCAGTCCTCGAAAATTGCGTTGGAGTGCTACCAGACTGCTACCAACTGCTACCAGACTGCTACCAGGAGTGCTACCAATAAAATCTAAATATTTCTCTAAAAATCTTAAAATATCTCTATTTTCCTCGTTGGTGGTAGCAGTGTAGCAGTTGTTTAGAAAAAAGGTGTCAAAACATTCCCCGAAGGGTTGAATAAATATAGTAAATGCCAATTTTTTAAAAATTATTTGTAACATTATCAATATGTTATGGTATTCCTTATTTAGGGAAGTGTTGGAAAAGTGTGGTTGAAATTTATAACATGTTGCTTTATAAATATAATTCGCCAAAATAAAAAGTGGCAAAATAAAAAAATATAAAGATAACGCTTTAAAAATCAACAAATCGTTTATTATCAACACTCTGTATAATTTTTGCCATGTTATGTAAAGTTTCATTTATAGATTCACTTTTTAGGACTGCTACCGACTGCTACCTTCCCCAAATCAGGAGCATCATCCGGCTTTTTCCATCCACTTTATTGGCAGAGTTTGCGTTACCTTCCCACCATTCTTTAGTGATACGATTCATAATCCTATATCTTTTCATCATCTCACCTCACGATCGTCTTTCTGAATTTATAGAAACGTTCGCCGTGGATCTTTGTATAGTAGGGCTCGTATCCTTTGCGTGTGATCAATTCCCACCCACCCTTTCTTAGAAGGTGCTGTTCTGTCTTTAACCTTGAGCTAAAGATCGAGGCAGAGGTATAGGGATTTTTAATCCCGTAATTCCGGCAGTATTTGTCAAAGGCAGAAACCAGATCTGAGCTCATGGCAACAAACTCAACATAGGTGATGGTGTAGGGCTCGCTGTCCTCTTCTTCCTGACGTATCTCGGGTTTTGTCTTAATCATCTCTATAAAATATTCCGGGTGTGTAAAGACATATACATCATCATCATATCCCTGCCAGGCCATAGGTTCTGCATTAAGGTTCTTCATCTTCTCGAGGTATTCCCTTACCAGACCGTCAAGGAGCTTGATAATATTGCTTGATGCTGTCTCTGTCCCCTTGGCCCTTGCATCCTGGCGCTCGATCCATGCCTTGCG